TACCACAGGCGCTACCAACAAATTTAGCTGCTCCGCCAGTGTCAAGATTCAACGGGGTTACTACTAGACGCAACTGATAACAAAATTAAAAATTTTAACCAATTGTAAAAAGAGATAAAAAATATGGGTACATCAAATCACGAACGAAGTACTGGAACACCAAAAAACTTTGACCAAGACCGAGGCGGCCTGCCGGGCACGGGCGGTCCCTATATTGGCTCGGTGAAAAACAATCTTGATCCTACTAGAATGGGTCGCTTGCAGGTATACATAGAAAGTTTTGGCGACTATGATGAGGGAAACGACCAAGGCTGGAGGTGGGTAAGTTATTGTACTCCTTTCTACGGATCCACACCCAAGGGTGGCAGCGCTGGAACAGGAACATTTCTAGATGGCAATCAACAAAGCTATGGCATGTGGTTCACACCGCCCGACATTGGCACACAGGTCTTGTGCTTTTTTGTCAACAACGATCCTGGCAACGGATACTATATAGGCTGTTTGCCATTTAATGGCGTCACCCACATGATCCCGGCTATTGGATCTGTGGATCAGGCAAAAGCACAGACACAAAATGCTGATCAGGCCAGTTATCTAGGCAACTCATCCAGACTACCAGTCACTGAAATCAATACTGCACCGTCAAATCCAAAAACCAGTGAAAGCCCCACTTTTTTTGATGAAAAGAAACCAGTACACAGTTATGTGGCCGGCATTTTGTTCCAGCAAGGTTTGAACAACGACAATGTACGTGGTGCGATTGCGTCCAGTTGCCAGCGCGAAAGTCCCAGCAACTGTTATGGAATCAGCACGCCAGGCCGTGCCATCTATCAAGGCGGACTAGGAGACACCAACGATTCCAAAACTCTAGATGCACAAACACTAGAAGGTATTGCTGTGATAGGTCGACGAGGCGGCCATAGTTTTGTCATGGATGATGGAGCCCTGGATGGATCTGACAATCTTGTCAGGATAAGAACCAGTAAAGGCCATCAGATAACCATGAGTGATGATGGAAACTGTTTTTATATCTGCCATGCCAATGGACAAAGCTGGGTCGAGCTTGGACAAGAAGGAACCTTGGATGTGTACAGCACCAACAGCATAAACATGCGAACAGAGGGTACCATAAATTTACACGCAGATACCGACGTAAATATTTTTGCTGGTGGTAAAATGAATCTTAAAAGTGCAAAAGGCACCAGCATACAGAGCGATCTAGCCATTGACTTGGCCACCAAGACTCGGTTAAGTTTATATGGAGCCGACGGCATAGGAATAAAAAGTGCAGGGCCGGTTGCAATCAAAAGCTCAATGGGCAGTTGGAGCAACAGTTCAACCCTGAGTTTGAGCGGTAGCAAATTGTTACTCAACAGCGGCGGCGCACAGAATGTAGAAACTCCCAAAGGAATCACTTCCTATTTGCAACCCAATTCAGAATTTGACAACAGCACGGGTTGGCAAATAGATCCAACCGGAACAGAAAGTTGTTGCACTCGTGCACCAAGTCACGAACCGTATCCGTACCATAACCAAGGTGTAGCGGTGCAGAATAGCCTGGCAAAACCAGGTCAACCAACGCCTCCGCCAAATGCACCTGCTGTACCAGCTGGAGTAAGTATCACAAAAACACGATGAGCATATTTAAATACACACTTCCTTCTGGTTCTGAGTTTGCTATGACAGCGCCAACCGGGACCACACAGCTTGAAGCGGATCTGATTTTTTATAGTCAAGTGGCCGCTGGTGCATTTGTGGGCTACAGTGTTGGACAGACACTCACAGCCGCAGAGTCAGTGATAACTAAATTTGCACTCAGTCGCTTGGATCGCGGCACCGCTGGTGTAGATACTGCAGCTGTCATAGCTGTAGTCAACAGCATACCCACTGTCAGTGGAATACCATCCTTGATTGCAACACCGTTGACCAATCCAATCACACAAGCGGATATCGCCAACATTGACTCTGGCGGAGTTGACGTAAGCCTTCCACCTGAACCAGTGGGACCACTTGGTTCTGACCAGGTACGGGGAATACTGGCACAAATAGCCAACCTGGTTGATCAACCTGCAGATGTCATGAGTGATGAAAAGGGAGTGGGACAATTTGGATTGACAGTACCACAACTGGAACAAGCCGGGTTAGTCAAGCCCGGAACTTGGCAAAGATTTATTTTTGATCCAGCTCCATTGACTGCTGTATTAAGTTCTCCCGGTATATGGACCGGGCGTGGCGGTATCAACGCAGCACAAGATTTTTTAGGCAGTGTTGCCGCACAAAATAAAACTCAAGTGTCTTTGATGCAAAATGCCTATCAAGGATTGTTGGGCACAGGAGCAATTGCCAAGCCATCTGTGCCATCGATATTGGCCAGTCAAGGACAGATCTTCACACAAAGTGGACTTCAGGGCATATCATCTTTGGGCATATTAACAAACACCAGTCTAAGTGTGCCCAGTGCAGTGTCATCAGCATTGAGCGGTACTCCTATTGCCAGTTTATTGAGTAGTGCAACTACAAATTTAAGCACCATTGGGTCTGGAGCAATCGGTAGTGCAATCGCACTTCCTAGTATTGCTGGATTGACCCGTAGCTTGACCAACACTGCAACTGGAGATATTGGTGCGTTAGTTGCCAACGCCAGTCGTTTTGGAACAGATGCTGCCACAGCCTGGGCTGCAGGAAGTAGTGGCGTGATTGGCAGTATCACCAGTTCAGTTAATAGTCTTGTTGGTGGAGCCGGAACCAGTATCAGCAGTCTTACCAGTTCTCTTGATATTACTGGAAAAGCCAGTCAATTTGCCACGGCATTTTCGACACCACTTAGTAATCTCAGTAATCTTGGAAATTTTGATACCGCCGGCATCACTGGTCTAGCAGACAAGCTGACTGGTAGTGTGTCGGGTCTAGCAGACAAGTTGACCGGAGCAGTCACTAGCAGTGTGACGGCCCTGACTGATAATCTCGGTGCCTTGGGTGACAAGTTGACTGGCAGTTTAAGCAACTTGTCTAATCTGGCAGATCTTGGCAGCCTGGGCAAACTAGGAGGACTGTTTGGTGGAGGTGGCGACGCTTTGGTTTCACCAACGCAAATAGCTGCCGGGTTCAGTAACACCGTAGATCGTGCCACAGTCGACGTTGCAGTGGTCAAGATCCTGGGCAGTAGCAAAATACCAGTACCAACCTTTGAGTATCCTTCTTTAAATAGCCTAAGCCTGGAAGCCGGGCTGGACATAGCCAGTGCCCAAAAAACCCTGCAAAATTTAAAAAGTCAAGGCAGTGCCTTGCTTGGGTCAGCATCACAACTTTCTTCATTGGCCACAACTGCTCAAGCCACTTTGGCCACAAATGCTCGGGCCGCAACTGGAGTGATTTCTAATGCATTGACTCGATCAATCCAGGGTTAAATACACTATGACAACCTTTATTGGATTTAACACAATCAATCAAAACAAGTACTTTACGCTTACTGATTTTGAGTTGATCAAGCGAGACTTGCTAAACGCTTTTAACATCAGACAAGGCCAAGTGGTAGGATTGCCATGGTACGGTACCACATTGTGGGATAACCTATTTGAAAATCAAACACAAGATACTATCGGGGCCATCTACGATGAATTACAGAGAGTAGCAGCTGGAGATCCTAGAATTTACATTAGTTCATTGGAAGTATTTCCCCAAGAAAACGGCCTGTTGCTACAACTTGAACTCACAGTGGTTCCTAGCACTGACGCACAAAGATTAAACATCTTTTTTAATCAAGTTCAAGCTGTAGCCACATATGTTTAACTGCCCAGATTATTGGTTCCATAAATACAAAACACTGGAAGAACTATGGCTACGACTACAAGACAAACTGTAATATTTGGCGTTGAGGATTGGAAACGGATCTATCAAACCTATAGAGAAGCTGACTTCCAAAGTTATGATTTTGAAACACTCCGCAAAAGTTTTGTGGATTATTTGCGTCTGTATTATCCAGAAACATTCAATGACTATATTGAAAGTAGTGAATTCATTGCCTTGCTTGACGTTATGGCCTTTATGGGCCAGGCCTTGGCTTTTAGAACAGATCTAAACACCAGAGAAAATTACCTAGACACAGCTGAACGTAGAGACAGCGTGATCAAGTTGGCCAACCTGGTCAGCTATACACCGTTGCGTAACACCGAAGCGTCGGGCTATCTCAAAGTATTCAGCATCAGTACCACAGAAAGTGTTTTTGACTACAACGGTATTAATCTTGCTAATCTTACCATAAACTGGGCAGACCCCACCAATCTTGATTGGCAAGAACAATTCACAGTCATTATCAATGCTGCCCTGGTTAACACACAAAGATTTGGCCGCCCCGGCGCCAGTCAAAATATCCTGGGAGTTAGCACACAGGAATACACCGTCAATCTTGTGCCTGGATTCCTGCCAGTGGTGCCTTACACGGCCACTGTTGATGGAGTCAACATGCCTTTTGAAGTGGTCAATGCTACTTCTGCTGGTGAAGATTATATATACGAACCTCCTCCGTTGCCCGATGGCAGATTTAATATCTTATTCCGTAATGACCAGTTGGGATTTGCCAGCGCCAACACCGGATACTTTTTCCTGTTCAAACAAGGCACCTTACAAAATCAAGATTTCAATCTAGCTGAGCGAATCACCAATCGTGCTGTCAATATCAACATTGAAGGCATCAACAATACCGACGTATGGTTATATCAATTGGATAACGTGGGCAATATTAATGCGTTCTGGAGATCGGTGCAAAGTGTTTATGCAGCCGCAGTCGAACAGTTGGCCGCAGGCACACAAAACATCTACAGTATTGCCAGTCGAGTCAATGATCAGATCACTTTGAATTTTGGCGACGGCATATTCAGTACCGTTCCTGTTGGCACTTTCAGGACCTATGTTAGAGCCAGCAATGGATTGACCTATATAATCAATCCTCAAGAAATGCAAAGTGTACAGATTCCCATCAGCTATGTGAGTCGCACTGGACAGATTGAAACACTGACATTCACCTGCGGGATCACGCAACCTGTGACCAATGCCCAGTCTAGAGAGACTATTGCTGAGATCAAGCAACGTGCTCCTGCACAGTATTACACACAGAATAGAATGGTCAACGGAGAAGACTACAGTAACTTTCCATTCACACAATATAACAGCATATTAAAAAGCACAGCGGTAAATCGTGCCAGTATTGGTACCAGCAGATATCTTGACCTGGTTGACGGCACTGGAAAATATTCCAGCACTAATATTTTTGCCAGCGACGGTGCCTTGTTTGAATACAATGCGACTCCGGCATTTCAATTTTCTTGGGTCAGCATCAATGACATCAGCGATGTGGTATACAATCAGATCAATCCATTGTTAAGTGTTGCAGGGTCAACTCAATTTTATTATGCTAACTTTCCAAGACCAAATTTAGCTGCACTGAACTTGAACTGGCATCAGAGCACAGTGATAAACAATGAGACCACTGGATATTTCCAAAATAACACAGATATTCCAGTTCCAATAGGACAGTATACCAGCAATAACGCTCGCTACATATTGGCTGGCAGCCTGGTTAAATTTGTGCCACCTGCGGGCTATTTCTTTGATGCTGAAAATAATTTAAAAGTTGGTACTGCTAGTCTGCCTGGTGAAAAAACAGAACTGTGGGCCAGCCCTACGGCAGTGTATCTATCTGGCACAGCACAGGGATTAGGGAATTTGCCCAACGGAGTAGGACCGGTGGTGTTAAACACCTATGTGCCAACCGGCGCGGTACCGTTTGAAGTAATTCCTATCTTGATTACAGATATTCCAATTGCTCTTAAACAGGAAATAGTAAATCAAATATTCCTTAATCAGAACTTTGGACTGGGCTACGATAATCTTACTTCGACCTGGTACCTGATTACCAGCAGCAATTTGGATACTGATGCCAATTTCAGTTTGACCAACGCACAAAGCACTGCCGGCATAAATCTTGATGCCAGTTGGTTGATACAGGCCACCACAAATGGTGCCACCTACACAGTGGTATCAAGAGCACTCAATTATTATTTCGCCAGTGTTGCCCAAACAAGATTTTTCTTTTACACGCCAAATCCAATCTACGACAGTCGCACCGGCACCGTGATCAGAGACTTTGTCAATGTACTCAAAATAAACAGCCAACCAGATGTGAACTATCCGTTGCCAGATGATACCAGATTGACCATTATTGATCAGCCAGTATTGACTGATGGACTCACTGATGATTTTCAAGTTGAAGTCAGCTTTGAAAATAGACCCGGAACTGCCATACCTGCCAACCCAGACTTTTTTGATGATATCGTGGCCCCACAGGTGGATGCCAACAACAAGCTGGTATTTTTCCAGCAAACTTTAGACTTTGACAATTTACAAAGGTATCTACTGCTTGCCAACGGTGTGGTAAACAGCCTGTATCCTACATTGGATTCTATACGATTGATCCAGACACAATTCACGCCAGGCCAGGTATTTTATGCCTACAATCAATATCCAGGATTGCCAATCACCAGTCAGGTGTTTTATCTCTTGACAGAAGATACTGTAGGAAACTACGACCTAATAGTTGACCAAACTTATATCGCACAGATAGGTAGACAGGATTTGTATTTTCAATACCGGCACAACAGTCCGTTGACCAGCAGGATTGACCCGGGCAGCACAAACATCATTGATTTGTATGTGGTCACCAATCAATACTATACAGCATATCAAAATTGGCTGAGGGACAGTACCGGCACAGTGGTTGAGCCCAGTCCACCCACAATCGACGAGTTAAACACAGCCTATGCGGGTTTACAAACTTACAAGATGATATCAGACAACATGATTCTAAACAGCGTGGATTTCCAACCCTTGTTTGGACGCAAAGCTGATCCAGCACTTAGAGCCACCATAAAGGTCATACAAAACACACAAAGCACAGCCAGTACCAGTGCAATAAGAAATCTAGTGGTAGCTACCATGGAGACCTATTTTGATCTAGCAGCCTGGGACTTTGGTGACACTTTTTATTTTTCAGAATTGGCCGCCTTTATACATCAGCAGATTGGTGATGTGGTCAGTAGCGTGGTACTGGTACCACTCAATCCACTGAAAAGTTTTGGCGACTTGTATGAAATAAGATCAGCTCCCAATCAGATATTTGTGAACGGTGCCACAGTCAATGATGTAGAAGTTATAACTGCGCTTACCAGCACCAATTTACAAACAGCACCTGGTAGTGGAGTAATTTAATGGCCACTACTCGCACAGTAGACTTTCTTCCAGAAATATTTCAAACACCAGTAAATCAACAGTTCCTGGCCGCAACACTGGATCAACTGGTCCAAGAACCCAAGTTCAAAAAAAGCCAAGGATTTGTTGGTAGACGTATAGGCCCTGGAGTAAATCCTCAAGATGGCTATGTGATAGAACCAACGGCTGTGCGCAATCAGTATCAGCTGGAGCCAGGTGTCTGTCAGATCAATCCAGACAACTCACATACAGTGGTAGATATCATTACCTATCCAGGAATAAACGATGCATTGGCCTTGCAAGGCGCTGTCACTGCCGATCCGTCTGCGTTGTATACCAGTGACTACTACACATGGGATCCGTTTGTTGATTTTGACAAATTTGTAAACTATGCTCAATATTATTGGTTACCACTTGGACCTGCTGCTGTTGTAGTGGAAGCCACAGGCATTCCCTTGCATGCAACCTACACAGTGACTCGCAACAATGGGTACTATACTTTTTCTGGAGAGCGTGGTAATAATCCTCCATTGCGATTGGCCCGTAACGGAGTTTATAATTTTAATGTGGCGCAAAATGCACAAGCGTCTATACAATATCGCGTGACCAACAATGGTACCACAAATTGGGTCATTGATTTTGCAAGTAATCCAACACTGACCTTGACAAGAGGGAATACCTACACATTTAATCTGACTCAATCACTACCGTTGAGTTTTTATATCAAAACTGAATTGAGTTTTGGAACCAGCAACCTTTACAATTCGGGTGTGACTCGCAATGGTGCAAGCACTGGGCTTATTACATTTACAGTGCCACAAGATGCTCCTGACACACTGTACTATTGTAGTCCAACGGAATTTAATTTGCGTGGACAATTTGATATTGTAAACGGAACACCCGGTACCGGTCCAGGATTTTATATACAAACAACTCCGGGAGTAAACGGGCGTATTCCAGCCACTCCGAACATCAGCAGTCGCGATGTGTACGGAGTCGTAAACAACGGTGAAGATCTGGGCACAGTTACATTCAACACACCGGCGGTTAACGCACAAAGTAATTTTTACAACATGCCAACCATCGGTAGCATACCCAATCAACCAGCCGGTACTGTGGATCTGATAAGCGAACTAGAATTCAATCAAATTGACGGCGTCTTGGTATCGACCTTTTTTGAAACTAACCCCACTGGCATAGATGGCATAACCAATCTTGATGGTCGAACTGTAGTAATCATTCAGCCAACGGTACAAAACAGTGTATGGCTCATAAGCTATGTACCCGATGGCAGTGGGAATCTTTACATATCACTGAGTAATATTTTAGCTATGTCGGTGCTGACCAAATTTAACGTACAGTTTGGAGTCCAATATGCCAGTACCACTTGGTATACACAAGTTGATCTGGACGTGGTCATAATGCCGTTGCTGACCAGTGCTATCGATTTGTTATATTACCAAGATGGTCAAGATCCAAACATGTTTGGAACCATACAACTGGTAGATACCACCGCACTGGCAGTGCTAGATATCACAGATATCCTGGGCAGAACCCAGTATACCAGTCCAAATGGTATAACATTTACCAATGGATTGAAAGTGCAATTCCAAGGCACCACTATTCCTGCCAGCTATGAAAATAATTCCTACTATGTGGAAGGAGTGGGTACAGCTATACGTTTGTTATTGGTTGATGATTTTTATACTCCTGAAAAATACACAGATAATATCCCTGTGCCATTTGACACCTTGCCTTTTGACCAAGGTGTGAACACAAGATTTGATGGGGTACTACAAGCTCCATTGGTTCCTGATTACCTAACTATAAATCGAGCAGGCCTGGATAAAAATGCCTGGTCCAGAAGTAACCGATGGTTTCATACCGATGTTATAACTCTCACTGCTGAATACAACGGTACTGTTCCGGTGTATAACCAAGCAGCCAGGGCACGACGCCCTGTATTGGAATTCAGACCAAATATTCGTTTAATTAACTCTGGTACCGAGAGTATAGGTGCCGTAGATATTATTGATTTTACTCAAACAGATGCACTCAGCACAGTAAATGGCTCAATTGGATTTACGCCAGATGGATATACACTGATTGCCGGCAGTATCGTAGTTTTTGCAGCCGATCTAGATCTTGAAGTTCGCAACAAAGTTTACATGGTCGAGTTTATCACGCCCGATACTGTACCGCCCTTGATTGCCGAGCCCATAATTAACTTGATAGAACTTTATACAGCGGTCAGTGATCAATGTATTGTGAGCACCTATGGATTTACCTGGCAGGGCATAAGTTTTTACTTTGATGGCCTGAACTGGATTCAAGCCCAGGAAAAAACCAGTGTAAATCAACCACCGCAGTTTGATATCTATGATGCCAACGGCATCAGTTTTAGCAATCTAGATGTTTACCCAAGTTCAAATTTCACTGGCAGCAGTTTGTTTAGCTATGCTGTTGGGAATGGAACTGCAGACCTTGTGCTAGGGTTTCCCCTGACCTACCTTAATCTGACCAATATTGGAGATATTGTATTTGACAACAATTTCTACAGCAACAGTTTTAACTACACCATAGACAGTGTGGGTTTTACCACAGCACTAAGCACAGGATTCGTACGACAATATACCAGCCGTCTCACTTATCAGCGAGAACTTGGGTGGCAGGATGCAGTTACACCAAGTCAAATCAGGCAACAATTCAGATTTGTCTACGACGGAACGCCATTGAGGTTGGACATTGCAGTCAACAACAATACCACGGTTCCGGCTGTGCAACTTTTTATTAATGCCAACTTCATTGAGCCATATGATCTTGCTACCGGTACCGACAACTACACTTATACAACCACTTCCAACACTACCACTATCACCTTACAACGGGTGCAAGTACCAGGTGACCTGATTGAAGTACAGGTCCTTAGCGACCAAATCAGTGCTACAGGATTTTATCAAGTACCAATCAATCTTGAAAACAATCCACTCAATGGCAACAGCAATCTGTTCACGCTTGGCACAATTAGAAATCACTACAGTACCATAGCACAAAATCTTATCAATCTCGAAGGGCCGGTCATTGGTGCCAATAACACCAGAGATCTAGGCAACATCATTCCTTATGGACTGCAGATATTACAACAAAGTGCGCCACTTACCCTGGCTGGATATTTTTTACGCAGCGAACAGTACAATATTTTTAATGCCATTGAATTTAACAGTAGAGAATATATCAAATTTAAATCGTTGTTGTTGAACACTTCAATCACAAATGATTTTGTCAACATGACTGTGCCTCAAATTGTTGATGAATCAATTGCGATCATCAATGCTGGGGACACCAGCATCAGTCCGTTCTACTGGAGTGACATGTTGCCCACAGGGTCGGTTGTCATTTCTAATTCAACCACTGTGAATCCCATTACCACTGCCAGATTCAACACAGTACAAACATATGACTTTACCACTTCAAACTATTTGGGATTGTTGGTGTACGTCAATGATGTCATACTCACTCGAGGAATTGAATACCTGGTAGGAATAGATACTCCAACATTGACTATCTTGATTGACCTTGCTGTCGGTGACGTAGTGACCATCAATGAATACAGTGCCACCTATGGAAATTTTGTGCCAAACACTCCTACCAAGGTGGGACTGTATCCTAAGTTTTTACCCAGAATGTATCTGGATACAAATTATGTCACTCCTGCCATGGTCATACAAGGGCACGATGGCAGCATCACAGTTGCGTTTGGTGACATACGCGATCAAGTGTTGCTGGAATTTGAAACCAGAATTTACAACAACCTCAAAAATGATCTCAACCCGGTACCACTTACCATAGACGAAGTGTTGCCAGGATTTTTCCGCACCACTGATTATACCGAAGCACAACTCACACAAATACTTGGCCAAGACTTTTTGACCTGGGTGGGTTATAACAAGCTGGATTATACCACGCAAGATTTTCTTGCCAACAACCCATTCACTTTCAACTACAGCACAGCTGGCAATAGAATCAACGGTGCAGTGCTAGACCAAGGTGCCTGGCGCGGTATTTATCGATATTTTTATGATACCATGACTCCCAATACAACACCGTGGGAGATGTTGGGCTTTAGTGAAAAACCCATCTGGTGGGAAGGCCGCTATGGACCTGGTCCATACACCAGTGACAACCTGGTGCTATGGGGAGATCTTGAACAAGGTCTGGTAGCAGATCCTGTGGCACCATACATCCGCCCCAATTTTGCAAGGCCAGGACTGACATCGGTTATTCCTGTTGACAGTTTAGGTCAATTGCTACCACCAATACAATCAGTTGTGGGTCTTTACAATCCCAACGATTTCCGCAAAAGCTGGGCAGTGGGCGATGGCGGACCTGTGGAAGCATCGTGGTGGATGAGTTCTAGCTATCCATTTGCAGTAATGAGATTGTTGGCATTGACAAGACCAGCACAATTTTTCAGCCTGTTTGCTGATCGCGACCTTTACAAATACAGCGAAGAATTTGGACAATATTTATATAATAAACGCTACAGATTAGATGGCAACGGAGTGCAAGTATATGGCAACGGCGTCAGCAAGGCCAGTTACATCAACTGGATCGTGGATTACAATCAACAAAGCGGTTTAAACAGTACAGATGCATTGACAACAGATCTTGCCAACCTTGATGTACGACTGTGTTATCGCATGGCAGCCTGGAGCAATGAACAGTATCTTGAAATATATCTAGAAAAATCCAGCCCAGAAAGTCAAAATAAAAGCCTGCGAATTCCTCCTGAAAGTTATAATCTATTGGTCTACAAAGATCAACCGTTTGGTCAAATTGCCTACAGCAGCGTGGTTGTTGAAAAAGTTGACACAGGCTGGGCAGTATACGGATACAGCAACAGTAGTCCATATTTTCCAATAGTGGTCAGTGCAGCCAATGGCAAATTACAAACTGTTTCAGCTGGCGGAGCCACGGTACAAGTGCCTGCACAGTATACCAGTAATGTGGTAAACATTCCTTACGGATATGTGTTTATCAATCGTGCCATGATGGTTGATTTTTTGCTCAGCTATGGACAATATTTACAATCACAAGGATTGAAATTCACTCTGATTGAAAATGGCTACACCCTAGATTGGCCACAAATGGCCCAGGAGTTCTTGTATTTCAGTCAGCAGGGCTGGCAAACAGGCACCTTGATAAATCTCAATCCGGCTGCTGGACAACTGGAAGCCAGCCAGGTAGGAGCAGTGGTTGACAATATATACAGTTATAGTCCTGAAAATATGTTGCTGGATCAAAATCGCCAGACCTTTGCCACACGCAACTTGATCATACAAAGGAACGGAGACAGCTTTAAAATAAATCCAGAGCCCACAGTTGGACAGGCAATTAGTTTTTTAAATTTAAGATTTACTGATTACGAACATATCATAGTATTTGACAATGAGACTATTTTTAATGATTTGATTTATGAGCCAATCACTGGTGCCAGGCAAAACAGACTTTATCTCAATGCATTCAATTCCACAGACTGGAACGGAACCCTTGATGCCCAAGGATTTATTTTAAATAACAACAATGTAAAGCCGTGGCAATCAAATCTGCGATATACCAAGGGAGAAATTGTTAGGTATAAAAACAATTTCTGGCAGGCCGTTGCATTGGTTCAACCAAAGACTCAATTTGATTACAATGACTGGCTCAAAAGTAACTATGACCGTATTCAACAAGGACTATTACCAAATCTGGCCAACAAGGCAGATCAACTGGCCAATACTTACAATACACAAACTGCCAATCTCAACAGCGCCAATGATTTGTTGGCCTATAATCTGATAGGATTTACACCAAGACAGTACATGGTAGATCTCAATCTTGATGATGTAAGCCAGGTCAATCTTTACCAGCAATTTATCAAGACCAAAGGTTCAAAACGAGCCACGGATCTGTTTACTCGAGTGAATCTCGCCAAAGAAAGTGGACAGTATCAAATATATGAAAACTGGGGTGTACTGATTGGAGCCTATGGTGCCAATGCCAATAGAAGCTACTTTGAAATCAATCTCAACGAAGCCAATCTAACTAGTAACCCCAGCACAGTGCAGATCATTCAGCCTGGCGTGACCAGCCAGGCCAATCAGACAATTTTGTTATCCAATCTCTGGAGAGAAAGTTACAGGATTACCGACACAGACATACTGCCTACAATCTATCCAACTATGCTGGATACTGCGTTGCCGTCGGCTGGATATGTGAATCTTGATGATGTTGATATCACAGTCTACAGTCTGGATGATCCAGCCAGCATAAGTGCCAATATCAATATCATTGGCACAGGCACCACGATATGGGTGGCCAGAGACAACAGCTATAGTTGGAATGTGTATAGGTGTACTCCAGTTCCTGGACAACTTACACAGATAACAGACAATTTAAATGGCACTGCTGTGGCAAGATTTACACAGGTGTCTGGACTGACATTTGGTGATCTTGTGATTGTACGTTATTTTGCGTCAGGCGTGGACGGAGTTTATCGTGTATTATCGGTACCATCTCCAACCACGGTGGTAATAGCATATTCCTTTACCTCAACCAACCAAACCACATTAACCGGCACTGGACTAGCATGGTCCTTGCAGACCATGCGAGTGGCTCAGGCCAGCGACGTGGTAGACTTGCCGTATGCCAGTCAACTGATACCAGGTGCCAGAGCCTGGGTGGACAACAACGGCTCTGGGCATTGGGAAGTGATTGAAAAACAACAACCATTCCAGACTGTGCAATCACTTAGTGCTACAATTCCGCAAAGCAACAGTTTATACGGTGCATCGGTGGCACAAACCACCAATCATTTCAGCTTGTTAACAGGCAGTCCGGCCGCAAACTCTGGAGTTGGTGCAGTGTATACTGCCCGCAGAATAGCATCCAGCACCAGTTCGGGTACCTATATACCCAACACCGTCATCACCTTGTCGGCAAATGGTGTATCTGGATTTGGTAACACTGTAAGTTGGGGCGACAACAATTGGGCTGTGGTTGGCGCAGATGCCAGCGGTGCCGGACGTGGCTATGCAACAATGTTGTATCAAATTCCTGCCACCAATAATTATGAAATAACACAACTGTTGACAGCTGGACTTAATGGAAATGTCGTAAACTCCAATGCTGTGTCATTTGGGTCCGCAACCAGCATCAGTCAAGACGAACGGTGGATGTATGTTGGAGCTGCTGACGGTAATTTGGTTTATACATATGGTCGAGTAGATGTTCCAGAACAAACAATCGCTTTTACAGCGGATGGTACAACACAGTCCTACACCTACAACACGGCCATACAAATAAATTATCAAAAACCAGATCAACTGTCAGTATCAGTGAACAATGTGTTGTTTAATAATCCTGCAAATTATACCATCAATGCCACACAGATTATATTCAATACACCTCCTCCTCCTGGAGTCACAATAATTGCGGCACGCACTACAGTGACAGAATTTACCAGCGACGGAGCGACTGATGATTATGATCTTGAGCCATATTTGTATATTGCAACCAATATTGACTCGCTACGCATAGACGTTGATAAAGTGTTGCAGAGGCCGTATATTGATTACACCTTTGCACCCGGCGGCACCACTGTGCATTTCTTAATAGTTCCTGGTAATGGTACAACTATCACTGTTCAGACTCAAACATATTGGCAGAGTGCTGGTGTATTAGACACCAGCATGCTCAGTCCGGCCCTGCCCGGTGATGCGAGATTTGGAACCAGTATCAGCACTAGTACCGACGGACGAACAATATTGGTCGGTGCCACAATGGCTGATACTGCTTCAGTAAATAATGCCGGGTCAGTGTACGCATATGATCGCAGCGTGATCAAATACATAGTGACAGATGCCACCCAAACAACGTATGCCATGCCTGGGGCCAGTACTGCGCCCATAGCAGTACTGCTAAATGGAGTGTTTTTGACCAACACTGCACAGTATGTAAATGGACAATTTACCATATCTGGATCCAACATAGTGTTGTCATCATTGGTAGAGCTGGTAGTGGGTGACAATTTAGAAATAGAAACAAATCAGTTTCAATTTGTACAAACAATCACAGCCCAAGCACCAGAAGAAACGTCAAAGTTTGGCCAGGCTGTGGCCATATGCTCCAACAACTGTAGCCTGTACATTGGGGCCCCTCAAGACAGCACAGTGCTCACACAAGCCGGAAGTGTTGAACGACAGGTAAATCAAAGTCGTGTTTATGGAGTAACCAGCAGTCTTGTGGCCAATCCAACACTAACAGCTGGAGACACCATCAGGATCAACGACATTGAAGTAGCAGTTCCATATGCGCCCACAGAACAATTACTAGCTCGATTGGCCTTGGCCATATCTCCAGTGGCCTGGACAAGTACACAACAGTATTATCTGAACGATCGAGTGATGTATAATTCCTTGTGTTACATTGCATTGTCAACAAGTATAGGATCGGCACAGTCTCCAACCAACACCAGTTACTGGGCTCAATCTTTTGTGATACCAAATGTAAATGCCAGTCTTAGCAGTAATTTGACCTTTGCTGGCAATGGAACTACAAAAATATTTTTTATAGGATCTGTATATACCTATCCTGGATCAACACCATTGGTGTATTTGAACAATGTATTACAGATACAAAATACTGATTACACCTACAACAACGCAAGCCAGCAGATTTTATTTGTGACAGCACCATTGAATACCACAGTGGTACTGGTAGTGACCGGCAAGTTGATTCTGTCAGTGATCAATGTAGATGCAGCAACTTCCTTTAATAAATTAACAGTGCTCCCTGGAATGATTACAGTTTATTACGGAGCTCCTTCATTATTTGAAACCTTGCAATTTGAAACTTTTGCTTATACCCAAAGTCTTTTCAGTCCAAATCCCAATTTGTACGGCCTATTTGGATCAGCAATCAGTGTCAATAATACCAGCACAAATTTAGTGGTTGGCTCGCCCAACGGCAATGTGTACCAGGCCATGCCATTTGACGGTGGAGAAACAATTTTTGATGACCGTAGTACCATATTCAATAATCCAATAGCCAATTCCGGTGTAGCATACACATTTGATTATTTGCCCAGCGCCAATGAAACAGTGTCAAATCCTGGAAAATTTGTGTTTGGGCAACAGATTTATGGAAACAATCTTGTACCTGGTGACACATTTGGTTATGCCGTAGACTACGTCTACGGTACCTTGATAGTGGGTGTTCCGGGTGCAGATCTTGGCGGAAGCGACAATCCAAATTACGGATCAACCACAGTATTTGAGAACACCAATGATGTACCGGCCTGGACTGTGCTACATGAACAACAAGCATCGGTCAATATTGGCCTGATAAATTCAGTTTACAGTTTTGACAAGTTGTTGAGTAGCACACAGACCTATTACGATTTCTTTGATCCATTGCAAGGTACTGTGCTTGGAGTGGCACGTAGAAATATTGACTATACCGGAGCAGTGGACCCAGCGAACTATAACACTGGTACCATACACAATAACGGTAACAGTTGGGCAAGTGACCATGTTGGAGAAATTTGGTGGGATACCGATACAGTAAGATTTATTGACCCCAATCAAGATGACATAGTTTACGCCAGTCGACGTTGGGGACAAATATTCCCAGGAAGTCGAGTAGACATCTATCAGTGGATAGAAAGTGATCAACCACCTATCAGTTATGCCGGCATTGGGATACCATTGTCAACCACAAGTTACACTGTGACGTCGGCCTTGACTGTGAATGGCATTTTTGCAACCTACTATTATTTCTGGGTAAGAGGAATCACAACAGTTGCTAGTGCCCAGGGCAAGACTTTAAGCACCACAGCCGTTGCCAGTTACATAGCCAGTCCTATCACAAGTGGCATACCGTATGTGGCACCGTTGAATGCCAGCACAGTTGCAATTTACAATGGCAAGGGATTTATCAGTGCCAGCGACACCATACTGCATGTAGAATACGACCAACAGACGGCAGGATCTACAGCCAACATACACACCGAATATGAATTCGTAGCCGACGGCAGAGCTGACAGTTTTGTTAATGATAGTATCTACCAAAAATTACAAGACAGTTTCTGTGGAGTGGATGTGTCGGGTGCTCAGATACCAGATCCATTTTTAAGCCCGGGCATGCGCTATGGAGTACAATTCCGACCAAGACAAAGCATGTTTGTGAACAGATTTACTGCATTGGAAAATTATCTAAAACGCACCAATACCATAATAGCACAGTATCCTATCACAGAAATACGCAGTTTTAATCTGTTGAACAGCAACGAACCTATACCTGCTGCAACCACCGCCACTGCAACATTGGCTTCAGTGGCTGGAAATGTGCTCACTGTTGCTGGCACAGTAACTGGAGTGTTTGCAGTTGGGCAAACAGTGACCGGTACTGGCATTCCTTCATCGGTCACAATCCTGGCCCTGGGTACTGGTACAGGCGGAGCTGGTACCTATACCATATCGACCAGTTTAACAATATCCGCAGTCTTGATCACTGGTACCACTGGCTATAATGCCACAGTTGCCACTCTTGAGATATTGAGTTATCAAAATTTATCTGCGGTAAATCTTGGCTACCTATACCTGGTGTTGAGCGACAGTAGCCAAAACGGACGATGGACTGTGTATCAAGTGGTCACGGATGGCACACAACGAAGTACCCAGCTGGTACGGATTCAGAACTATGACACACGAAACTATTGGAGCTATGTCAATTGGTTTAGACCAGGTTATAACAGCACAATACAACCAATTGCGCAAGTAACAAACACTGCAGCGTTACAAACATTGAGCCTGACAACAGCACCAATTGGCAGCAGTGTACGAGTCACTGACAACGGCCAAGGCAAATTTGAAATTTATTTACGAACGGTGACTGGATGGGATCGAGTAGGGTTACAAGATGGTACCATACAGTTTGATCAAGATTTATGGGATTATGCTGCAGGACCGTACGGATTTGATGCTGAAGTTTTTGATGCACAATACTTTGATCAAGAACCAGTGATTGAAACTAGAAAAATAATCCAAGCAATCAATCAAGAACTTTTTATCGATGATCTATTGATCTATCGCAATCAGTTGCTGATCCTGATGTTTAAATTTATCTATACTGAATTTTCAGCACCCAGTTGGTTAACATTGAGCAGTTTTATTGATGTGGATCATAGACTGCGTGGGTTACAACCGTATCAGTTGTACCAGAAAGACAATCAAACTTTTGTAGAGGATTACCTACAAGAAGTCAAACCGTTCCATGTACAGACCCTGGCATTCAATCTGATCTATGATGGATTGGATACCTACCCGGGCAATTTGAGTGATTTTGATGTGCCTGCATATTGGGATGTTGAACTTGAAGTGCCACAGTTTGTAAGCCCGGTACTGACTCCCTACACTGAATCACTCAGCTTGGGAGAAACATTTGTCAGCGATGCAGACTCAAACGCACCTGTGTGGGGGCGTCAACCATGGCAACAATGGTTCAACAATCACACGCTGAGTGTGAATTCAATTACTGTATTACAAGGTGGAACCGGGTACACATCAACTCCTGACGTAATAATTGGCATGCCATGGATTGCAACCACAACCTACAGTGTGGGGCAACAGATTTATCATATCAATACAGGTGTGAACAATTTGTACACTGTGACCGCGGCTGGAACCACGGGCACAGATGCTCCTGTGTTTACTTTGGGGTCGCAGTTGAATGGATCAGCCACTCTTACCTGGAGTGGCACTGGCGCAAGTGCCACGGCTATAGTTAATTTGTTAACAGGCACAATTTCCGGTATAACTGTTACCAATACAGGCATTGGATATATTACCACACCTGATGTGACCTTGATCGGTGGTGGTGGTGCCTTACCAGCTGGCTATGCTGTTGTGCCAGTCATGGGCAATCAACTGGTGCGTGATTTTACAGTAACCTTAAAGTTTGATCGCTGTGAATATGTGACCACTATATTTGAGTGGATCCCAGGAGAATCTTATGTGACCGGCAATCGAGTGCGTTGGAACAATACTGTGTGGCAGGCTGCTGAAAACACCAATGCCACAGTGTTTGATCCCAATATGTGGACCGTGGTTTTGGCAGAAAATCTAAACGGTGCTGATCGAACCATGGGCTACTATGTGCCAACACCAAACATGCCCGGGCTCAGTTTACCGTTACTGATACCGGGCACCAGCTACCCTGGAGTAATGGTGACTGCTCCAGCCTTCAATCAAAATCCCGGCTTTGACGTGGGCAACTTTGATATCAATCCATTTGACAATATCACATATGGGCCCGAAGGATTTCCAACTTTTAGTCCAATCATTCTAGATGCCGTATATTCAAGCGCCTATGTGGATCCGTACCTGGGATTGCGTGCCACAGATATCAATGTGGACGGCGGTGGCTATATCGATGTATTCAGCAGTTATGCACCGGAAGAGTTGGTTCCTGGCAGCGAATTTGATACCATGGATTTCAGAATATACAATCGTCCAGTCACGAATTACACTGCAAATGGCGCCCAGGTTGCATTTGCTGCACCTACAGGGGCAACCACCGTTGTGGTCTGTGTAAACAATGTGATTATTGCTGGCACAAACTACTCGTATGTTGCTCCAACTGTGACATTCAACACGCCGCCAGCAGCCGGTGACATAGTAGTGATCATTGAAACTGCGCCAGCTATTCCTGTTGTAGACAGCCGTATATTCCAGACCATGCGGAATATTCAACTGAATTACTCAATTACTCAATCAGGAACCACCGAACTAACTCAACCCTTGGCTGCAGACGATGACGAGATTTTTGTAGACAATGCTTCTGTATTGTCGGCTCCAAACTTTGAATTAAATCAATGGGGAGAACTAACAATCAACGCTGAACGTATCATGTATCGTGAAATAGACTATGTAGCAAACACAGTCAGCGGACTATTGCGTGGCACCGTGGGTACTGCTGTGGCAGCACACGAAACCGCTGCAATAGTGTACAATATAAGTCGTAACATGTTGTTTCCTGAAGCATACCAAAATTACATTGTGAGTACCAGCACCTTGGCCAATGGAACTGCCACAGTATTTAACGCACCCAATATCACAATCAGCACGTCAACTACGACCTGGGCTACCACTCAAGTTGTAACTGGTGTTAACATAACCAATCTGTTGTTTGCATGTAGTTGTACTGCATCAAGCAAGTTGTTGATAGTGGGTAATCCTGTGGTGGTAAGTGGCACCAACAGCGGTACCAGCACCATTGTTGATTACACAAATCCAACAACCTATCAGATCAGTGCAACCAATGGGTCAACACAGTTTACCTTGGTCACTCCTGGCAATGTGTCAATTGATACCACAGCAGGCACCACCACAGGATTGACCTTCACAGTGGGCCTTGCTTATTATCAAGGCGCTGTGGTAGTTAATTCTGGCAGTTATTACATGGCCTTAAAGGATGTTCCATATTACACAGCTATCACAAACACTGAATATTGGCAACCGTTAAGCCGAGCGGTACAAGTTTATGTGGGCGGGATATTGTTGAGCGACGACTATTATACTGTAACTGCCCAGGCACCGGTGTCAGTGACCCTGGACTCGGCGCCTGCAGACGGTGTTGACGTGACCATTCTGGTTCGAAGGATAGAAATACCTTCTTCCTAGTGCAACAATCAACAACGACCAAGGTTTTTTTTGGGGATAAAAACTAAGATAAATAAAATATGACTGATAACAAGCAGACAACTAAAACAAACAACGCTGAACAAAAACCTCAGCGCCGTCCTAACGAAACTGGAAGTATTTCAGTGCAAGGACATGTCAGGATTTCAGATCCCCAGACCAAACAGATATTTGTGGAAAAACGAGCATGATTCCAACAAGTCTTTATATTAAACAACACAACAAGACAGGTAAACTGTATTTTGGAAAAACTACATCAGTTGATCCGGTAGTGTATTCGGGGTCTGGGCTTTATTGGTCGAGACATATGAACGAACACGGTAACAACATCACCACATTGTGGCATACATTATTTACAGAAGAGTCTGATATTTTTGAGTTTGCAACATTTTTTAGTGAGTTTTTTGATATTGTTAATAGTGATAAATGGGCCAATTTGATACCAGAAACAGGTTTGGATGGGTTTCCGCCCGGTGGCAAAATGCCACCTCGATCTGCAATGCACAAGAAAAATTGGGCAGACAGTAAAAAAGGATGGGCTCCATCAGCAAAAACAAAAAAAATATGGTCAGAGCAACGAACTGGAGTAACAGTATCCGACCGTACTAAAAAATTACACAGTTTGCAAACATCGGGAGGAAAAAATCCTAATGCGCTCGAATGGCAAATTCAATACCCCACTGGCGAAGTAGTAAAAATCAAAGGATTACGGGCATTTTGTCGAGAAAATAATTTGCCATTTAATAAAATTTATTATTCCATAGGTGGGTGGAGATCTATCAAATACGGCACCGGAAACGGTGGGGGAAGAAAAAGGAAAATAAATGTTGAGTAACAGTAATTTACTAATAAAAGGATTTTTAAAAATTTTTGATCCATCAACAAAAGAAGTGTTTTTTGACGGCTCCAATCAAATTCATTACGAAAATATCAGTATTTGCATGGCCAACACTTTGAGTGACCGCAATGTGGGCTGGATCTACCAGATGGCCTTTGGCAATGGCGGCAGTGCAGTTGATCCCACTGGAGTAATAACCTATTTGCCACCTAATACCGTTGGCACCAGTGCCAGCCTATACAACGAAACTTATGCCAAGGTGGTAGATGATAATTCAGCTGCCAATCAGGATCCCGGCAACAATTACATGACGGTGATACACACATCTGGACAACCGTACACGGACATAGTAGTGACCTGCTTGTTGGATTATGGTGAACCAGCCGGACAACAGGCCTTTGACAACAGCACCAATTTCAATGGTGAATATGTGTTTGATGAACTAGGGTTACAGTGTTGGAACGGATCTGCCACACAGTTGTTGTTGATAACACATGTGATTTTCCACCCGGTACAAAAAAGTCTAAATCGACAGATACAAATTGATTATACCTTGCGCATTCAGACTTTGACAAACTTGAGTGCCGCATAAATATGCGTATATCAAATTGCAACAAATATAATAGGACCGATTAAACAATGTCATATACAATAACACTAACCGATGGAACCGTATTTGCTACCATAGCTGACGGTACTATTAATACCACCGCAGCCCCGGCACTAACGCTTGTGGGTAAAAATTATTCTGGGTACGGACAATTTTTAAATACCAATTTTGTACGGGTATTACAAAATTCTTCTAATAGTACAGCACCACCTGCACCAATAACTGGACAACTTTGGTGGAATAATTCACCCAGTGCCGGACGACTACAAGTCAACACCAACAATACCACAACTGGCTGGAAATATCTCAGCGCAATGGCAGTGGGAAATACTACTCCTAGTTCTACCATTTATAACACCCAAGGAGATCTTTGGTATGACACACAAAACCAACAGGTAAACATCTGGTCTGGAGCGTCATGGACATTAGTTGGCCCACAATTCACAGCTGGTACTGGTGTAACCGGCGCATTTGCCAATGTGATAACAGATACAACCGGTACAGTAACTCACAAAGTAATTGAACTAGTAGTTGACAGCGTGGTCGTGGGCATTATGAGTGGCGATGCAACCTGGACTCCATTGTTGGCTATTCCTGGATTTGGCAACATCAGTTCCGGTATACAATTGGCCAGCAACGTGACCGGCATTGGTGGAGTCACATCTCCTACATTTTGGGGACAAGGTGCAAGTGGTGTAAACGTGGCAGGTAACATTGTAGGCGGCAATATAAACACCGCAGGCCTGATCACAGTCACTGGTAATGTATCCAGCGGCAATCTACGTACCGTCGGTTCAGTCACAGCCACAGGCAATATCACAGGCGGCAATGTGTTAACAGGTGGACTTGTCAGTGCTATTGGCAATGTTACTGGTAATTATATTCTGGGTAACGGTGCACTACTGACAGGTGTGATCACCAGCGTGGCCAACATCAACAGCGGTACAAGTAATGTGACTGTGGTCAGTTCGGGAGGCAATGTCACTGTAGGTATAGGCGGCGTATCGAATGTTGCAGTTTTTAGCACAACGGCTCTGAGCATTGGCAACATAATCAACGCCAATGGAAACGGTATTGGTAATATTGGCAGTTCGGGTGGATATTTCAATACAATATTTGCTCAGGCAACTTCGGCTCAATATGCTGACGTAGCAGAACGATTTGCTGCAGATAATATATACCAAGCCGGGACTGTGGTCGAATTGGGCGGGTCAGCAGAAATTACATTATCTAAAAAAGAATTAAGTGACACAGTGTTTGGAGTTATAAGCACACGAGCAGCATACCTAATGAACAGTGGTGCTGGATCAGATTTGACTCATCCCCCGGTTGCAATGACCGGTCGGGTTCCTGTACAATGTACTGGTGTTGTACACAAAGGCGATCGATTGGTATCAGCTGGTGAAGGAATTGCCAGGTCTGCGACCGCAGGCGAAGCCACGGCATTCAACACAATTGGGCGAGCCTTGGTAGACAAACATGATACAGGACTAGGCCTAGTTGAAGCTATTGTAACAATTAAATAAGTTTAAAACTGATAAAAAATGACATACAGCTCCGGTGGAACAATACAAGCGTCAGACTATAATGGTTTTGCAACCAGTGTAAATTCAATATGGAGTGACTATTATGGACAGACACCTGTGGGTGCGGTCAGCATTGGCGGAACTGTCACAGCCACACAATGGGCCAGTCTGGCTGGCACTATCACCAATGCTTACATACACCAATCAGGATCAAATCCTAGTGTTACCAGTCCCAGTGCTGGACAAACAATTGCCACTATTGCCAATTTGACCACGGCCATCAGTACCATTGGTACTAACCCGTATAATGCCTATGCTGTGGGTAGTCAAGGCCCTGCGATTATCACTGGGGTCAATTATAAAGGAACCCCATTCACCACTGGACAAGCAGACTGGGCCATAATCTTTGCCAATGATGTGACATTTTCTAATGCAACTGTTAGAAATTATTTTTTTAACGCCGGCGGCATAATCCGCATACAGTTTAGCAAAACCAGCACCGGTACTGACCGTGATCCAGACTGGAATGCGTTTGCTACAGCCTGCGGTACGCTTTCGTTTACTTCAACCAGTACAAGTAAAGTCATTGCTGGTTACACATATCAGGGAACTAATAAAATTGCTGGATCAGGCAGTCCGGTCAATGTGGCCACCACCATAGGTAATGCACAATTGACTGGTACCAATGAGGCCACCCAGCAAGAACTATTTTTACAGTACGATGGTGGAGCATATATCGGTTCATATATCCAAGTGCAGGCATACAATCTATCTGCCAATGTAATTAGATTCACAACTACCTGGTATCAACCATCTGTGAGTGGATATGGACAAACCACCAATATTTCAGGCGGCACCCCCCCAAGTTTTTTTACACCGGGTACAGCACCTTGTACGATTGTTAGCTACTTTCCACCAGAAACCACATATCTAACCAATACTTGGGGCACTCCAAGCGTGTTTGCCCAGGTATTTTCTTCACCCTAATATCCTTTTCTCGATTATGCCAAATAAGCAAATTAACAGTAGACTGCTATGGTATTTCGTAGTATAATACAATTATGGATACCAATCAATTAGTACAACATGGCCGTGCCAGATTTGAACATGCCCAGGCTCGCCGTCTACTTAAAGAAAAATACCAAGCCAAACTGACCTTTGCTTACAACGGTGGAATGTGGAGTGCTGGTCCTGAACTGATCAATACCTTGACAGCATCCGTGGAAACAGGTCAACAAGGCCTGGTTCTTCTTGACTTGTACGATACACCTGTCAGAGTTGATTATCGAGAACTACTGGCCATGGCACAACAACGCTGGCAAGAGCAAATGACAGCCTGGTTGATTGAACACGACGAACTAAACACGCTGAGATGACTCAAGGAGTTGTAATATTTGCCTATGCAAACGAACTGATTGATTATGTGGCCTTGGCGGCTTGGAGTACCAAAAACATACACCGTCATTTGGGTCTTCCAGTTTGTGTGATTACTGATCAAGTCAATTTGCCTGCCACATACCAATTTGATCAGGTTATACATGCTGACAAACAAGGAAATAATTCTAGATACTTTGCCGACTTCAAAGACAGTGTGACCTGGTACAATAATGACCGCATGACAGCCTATGCTTTGAGTCCGTGGGATCAGACCTTGTTGTTGGATGCTGACTATGTAGTAGCAAGCAATCAATTGAGCATGCTATTTGACACCAATATAGATTTCCTGGCACATGATCATGCATATGATGTTGCCGGGGGCAAACCATTTGAACAGGAAAACTGTTTTGGACGATATCACATGCCCATGACGTGGGCTACTGTGATGCGATTCAATCGCAGTCATCATGCTGAATTGATATTTGATACTATGCAAATGATAAGAGAAAATTGGACCCATTACAGAAGCTTGTATGGCGTATCCAGTGCCACCTATAGGAATGATTTTGCATTGACCATTGCTCAACTGATCGTGAATGGACAAGTTTTGGCGTGGCCCTGTATTCCTTGGAGTCTGGCCACAGTGGTTCCAGAAACACAACTAACACAATTGGCCGTCGATCACTATCGTGTAGATTATAGAACTGGGTCAGGTCAGCTAAAGTGGATCACATTAAATCAAGACTTTCATGCCATGGGCAAACGCTATCTAGGAGACATTGTTGCCAGTGCTTGCTGAACGTGGCTATCTGATACCAGCCATTGACAATGCAACCACAGACTACCTGGCCTGTGCTGTTCAGCTGGCCCGTAGTATCCGTGAGTTCCATCCAGATGCACAAATTGCTGCCATTACAACACGACGTTCAAGTGATCCAGTATTTGATCATGTGATTCCGTTGCCACATGGTGATCAGAGCGCAACAGAAAACAAACAATGCAACGACTGGCAGATGTTTGCGGCTAGTCCATTTAGACAAACCATCAAGCTAGAAGCTGACATGATTGTGGCCAGTCCTATTGATCATTGGTGGACCTTGTTTGAACGACGAGATGTAGTGATCAGTCAAGGCTGTAGAGACATTTATGATAGGCCCGGTCGATCTAGATTTTACAGACAGCTATTTGATCGCAACCATCTGCCAGATGTTTACAATGCCATTACCTATTGGCGTCTAAGTAAAACAGCACAAGACTTTTTTGATCTAGTCAGAAGCATATTTGAAAACTGGTCTGACTATCAACGCTGTCTCTTAATGCCCGACGCGGAGCCTTCAACTGATTTGGTATATGCCATGGCTGCAGTCATAACAGGCACAGATTTGGTTACCTTGCCTGTGGGTCTTGGTCCTACAATAACCCACATGAAACATCATATAATACCAACCCAAACACCGGATTGGACCCTGGAGCTAGTGTGGGAATATCCTAATCTACGAATACAAACTGTGGCCCAATGGGGAGCCATACACTACAACACAAAGACTTGGCGTGCCCATGGATGAATTTGACCTAGACGACTACTTTTGTAATCTTCCTCCGGTTAAACAGCCAAGATATCGTATATATTATGACGAATTTGGTTATCCAACTTCTTATTCGGTAGATGACTTGCCGGGTAATTACATTGATGTTGACGCAGCTGTATACATGTCTGGTGAAACCAATATACGGATCATTGATGGAAAGATTGTAAAAATAAAAATGGCCGCTAGTTTTATTTTTAAACTGGTACCAAGCGAAGAGGGTATCTGTTGTGAACCCAACAACGTGTGCATAATAGTGAATGATACTGAGCCTCATACCAAATGGAATTTAAAAACTTATGAAAAAAATTGACATAGCCGATCTAGATTGCATCTACCTAACCTACGATGAACCCAGTCGTGAAGAGTTTTGGGTTAAAATTCGCAACATGATTCCGTGGGCTCGTAGAGTTGATGGAGTAAAAGGATCAGATGCCGCACACAAAGCAGCCGCTGCTGCCAGTACCACTGAACGGTTCGTTCTTATTGATGGCGACAATTTGCCAGAAGAAAAGTTTTTTAATCTTACCCTGGAGTTGCCCGACACACAATGGGAAAGTGCTGTGTTTCGCTGGCGTGCCCGTAATCATGTCAACGGACTCATGTACGGCAATGGTGGATTAAGTTCATGGACTCAAAAATTTGCCAACGACATGCGTACCCACGAAGCCACTGATGGACGAGTTGAAACTGAAATAGAATTCTGCTTTGATCCTTTATACTGGCCCATGCATGATTGTTACAGCACTACCTATCCCAATGGGTCAGCATTCCAGGCCTGGCGTGCGGGATTCAGAGAAGGTGTCAAAATGTGCCTTAATCAAGGAGCAAGACCCGGTCTTGCTGAATTCAAGACACGAGTACATCAGCGCAATCTAGATCACCTAACCATCTGGCACAATGTAGGACGTGATGTTGAGCACGGTGTCTGGGCCATAGCAGGTAGCCGAATGGGCACTTACATGACCATGCTGACCGAATGGGATCATCGACTGGTACAAGATTTTGATGCTCTCAAAGACATATTCCAAACGGTAGACGGACACAATCCTGAAATAATCTTAGGTCGTGTGGCTGAGGATCTATACAGACAATTAGACTTGCCCATGACCGTGATAGACGCACAGGCCAGCCGATTCTTCAAACATCACTATCGTAGCAACTGGCACAACCGCGGAGTAATGACACGTGAGATAGATGTGATCAGGAGTCAAGAAGGGTGGTAAACAAAG